AGTCCATTGACATCCGATTCACTCCGATCCGTGTGACCTGCATGAATACGTTGTCGCTTGCTCTGAAGGGTTCTGCGAACAACGGTATCAAGGTGAATCACCGACGTGCGTTTGACCCACAGATGGTCAAGCAACACTTGGGTCTTGCTCACGAGAAGTTTGACCAGTACAAAGAGATGGCACAGTTCCTGTCGTCCAAGCAGTTCAGTGCGGAGTCACTGATCAACTACTACAACACTCTGTTCCCATCACAGGCACCTGCCGATGAAGTACGTGAGTACAAGGATCTCGCGCCTAATGCGAAGAAGGCGTTTGAGTTGTTGGAGACTCAGCCAGGCGCAGAGTTCGGTCGTGGTTCATGGTGGCAGGCATTCAACTCTGTGACCTACTTGACTGACCACGTCGCGGGTCGTACTGCTGACGGTCGAATGACTTCTGCGTGGTACGGTGCTAACGGTGTCAAGAAGAAGAAGGCTGCGGAACTCGCAGTCGAGATGGCGGTGGCAGCATGAGTTATAACAAACTGGTAGAGACTACCGAATGGGATGGACGTGCAAGCAATTACATCTACTACACGTCCGAACGCAACACGCACCTTCACGGTTATCAGACCGAAGAGGGTGCGCCCTTCATCCCATTTGTGACGCGTCTGTTTAGTACGAAGGGACGCACATTTGTCAAAACAAAAGTGGACAAACTACCCGACTAGAGACCTCTCCGTCTATAAATAATTGTAGACGGAGGAGAGTCTAATGCGCACTTTATATACCGCAGGCGTAACTGCCTTGCTGTGCTCCTTAGTTTGGATTGTTAGCACAGCAAAGTTACATGATGAATATATAAAGGTGATAGATCAGAAAGACGGTCGAATCGCTCAACTAGAGAGAAAGACTGGACAAGATCGCAATACTATTATTAGGTATGATATCGGACTAAGGCAATTCTTGTTTGCATGTACCACGAAACAAGAAATACTCATAGAGAGGAAGCGATACGTCTGTTATCAAATTGAGAAGGCATAACATGATTACGAATTATCGTAGAGAAGTTTTCGAAATTTTCGAAGAATTCAAAAAGGCAGACGGTCGCAATGAACGACTCGATGTCCTAAAAAAGTACTCAGACAACTGGGCGTTCCGCGACATACTGCGCGGTTCGTTTGACGAATCTTTGGTGTTCACTATCCCCGAAGGACGCCCACCTTTCACTCCGAACCAACCCCAATCGGTTCCCTCATCCCTCAATAAACTCCACAAAGACTTTGGATGGTTCGTCCAAGGTGGTGCGGGCGATCGCCTGCCTGATTTCAAGAGGGAGAACAAGTTCATTGGCCTACTCGAATCCATCCATCCGGAGGACGCAGAGTTGGTCTTGAAGATGGTCGCCAAAAAGGCACCATGTCGTTATATAACTAAAAAACTAGTACAGGAGGCATTTCCAGACTTGATCGTCGAGTGATATCACTCAAAGAATTCGACACATACACTAACTTTAAGGAGAAACACCATGTCGAGACAAAGGCTGAACCAACGCAATCGAGGAAAGTATACGAGTAATCGAACGAGGGAGAATAATTATTCGAACTCTAACCGTTCCGTTTTACAGCAATTTCGATAGGAGGTGACTATCTCTTCAGGTGCGAACGTGAGACTCCTGTCGTAGTGACTTGATCAAATCTTGATAATGGAAATATAATGCCACAGTATGAGTTTAAAAATAAGGATACCGGAGAAGTCATTGACGTGATTCTCCGGTTATCCGATTATGATCAGTGGAAGGCTGATCATCCGGAATACGAACGATATCACAGTTCGTCGTCCGCCCCTAAATTGGTGTCAGGAACAAGAGACGCGCACTCGATTGCGGGTCGAGATTGGTCCGACAAACTAAAAGAAATAAAAGCAACGTCCGGTAAGGACAACACCATTAACGTATAGGGAAGAACATGAGTTTTTCAAATTGGTTTAAGTATGGGAAAGTGAACAAAGTCGACAACGACCCAGACCCCGAAGACATTTCGGTCAACAACGCGTATAAAACACGTTGGATTTGGTATCACACTATCCTAGCACTAGAACTGTTGATGACCAACGTTCTTCTCGCAGGAATACTGACCGCGTTGGTGGTCAAACTATAGGAGAGACCATGCGTTCGCTGTGGGCGAAGTTTGTAGATAAGATAATGCCCATCGGTGAATCAGACGCAGTCGTTTTTGAAATGGACAGACAGGCAGTATTTGAACAATTACAGATTGACGAAGGAGTAGTGTATGAGGTTTACAACGACCATCTCGGCTATCCCACGTTCGGTGTTGGACATCTCATCACAAAGAGTGACCCCGAGTATGGAAGCCCAGTCGGAACGCCGGTTTCCGCAGAAAGGGTTGCACAGGCATTCGAAACAGATCTCGACGTGTCCCTCAGAGAGTGTGGTGTGTTATACGGACACATGTGGTCTTGTTTTCCAGGCGAGGTCAAAGAGATCTTGGTCAACATGATGTTTAATCTTGGTAGACCAAGACTAAGTAAGTTCAAGAAAATGAATGGTCACCTAGAACGTGGTGACTACAAGAATGCGGCAGTTGAAGGTCGCGATTCGAGATGGTACCGTCAAGTAGGCAACCGTGCCGAACGACTTATGACAAGGTTAGAGAATGTCTAAAAATGTAATCTTTCAGTATATGATCACGTCTAAGGAAGTCGACAAGCGTGGTGGTATCAAAGGGTGGGACGGTTCTCGTTCCTCTCTCTACGAAGAGGTCGCCAAGATCTCGCGCGAGTCGTTTGAGAAGTATGCAGAACGAATTGACGCATCACACATTTATTCCAACAAACGCGTAGCGACCGAAGGTCACGGATGTTCGACATCCCTACTGCACGAGTGCGCACGTGTCTGGTTGGATCCTATTTTTGACGAATATGATAACCTGTTGTTTGCAGACACAGACATCGTCGTCAACACTGACGAAAATATCTTTGATCTCATGGAGTCCGGTGCGGATGTCTATGGTGTCCTAGAGTCAGATTTCGTCACTGCCTCCGGTGGTGGTTACAACTCATGGGACGGGCCCGGAGATACCTACGACAACTTCTGTCGTAAGTTCTCCCTACACGACTGCCCAATCGTCCCAGTGATGCCACCCAATCGCCCTTCTAAGATAACCATCATGAATACGGGTGTGGTCCTATGGACAAAAGAAGCGCGTCTACGTGCACGTGAACTGTTCCTTCCTTGGGAAGAGTGGTGTTACACAGGCGACTTCCATATGTCGATTATGAACGACCAACCCTACATCTCCGCGCAGTTGATGAAACACGATTTCGATATCGAGACCATCGACCAGACGTGGAACGACTCCCCTCATTATGCATCGGAAGAAGAGTTCTTCCAAAAGGCACGATTCTGTCACTACACTGGTGGCGAATGGAAAGTGGACATGGTGCGTCACTGGAACGATCGCAGATACAGAACGCAACGCGAAGGTGACTCAGTAAAGTTTAGCAGATCATTATTCCCATAGGAGTTTTTTGTGAATAATACCAACATATTTTTAAAATGAGTGTTGACAATCCATCCACTCTCATGTATAGTATAGACTTGGAAGTGAGAGAACGGAGACCAGAAATGGAAACACTTTATCGAGTAGAAAACGCCGAACTGGGTATTGCGTCCGAGATACGCAAAACTCTTGACGGATCTAAGCGAACATATGTCTTGTACATGATCGACACCGACGCTGACGCTGTTGTAATGACGCAGTTAGGTGACAACTATGATCGATTCATAGACAAGGCAGATGAGTTCGCGCATGTGAATGCATGGGCGAGCTAGATGTACGAAGCGGTAAACCATAAACATGGTCGTCGTGCGGTAGTCGATGAGGCACCGACCGACAAATATGAATATCGTCTAGTGATGTATCAAGACGGTCTATCAGTAGCTGTGAAGTTCGGTGAGAACCGCCACGATTTAGAGTGGTACGCCGATAAATTTATACGAGAGGGCAAGGTGGTATGACCAAAGAAATCCAAGTTAAAATCGACGACATCGTCACTCACTATATCTACCAGTGCGAGTATGCACCCGACTGGGCAAACATGCAGGTTGCCTTATACGATGAGGGTTTGACATACCGTGAGGTATATGATATTATGCAAAATGTTCGAGAGGAGGGATGCGCCCCGTGAGGGATAAAGTAATACTCGTTGATTGTGATGGTGTTCTGCTGGACTGGATGTACTCATTTCAACAGTGGATGAAACGCCACAATTATATGATCAAAAATCCAGACGTGTATGACGTAGGTGTCATGTATGGTCTGGAACGCAACGAGAAGCGACGACTCTGTCGCATGTTTAACGAGAGTGCTACGATCCGAAAGGTTCCACCACTCCGTGACGCAATCAAGTACGTTCGTAAGTTGCACGAAGAACACGGTTACGTGTTTCACGCAATCACCTCTTTGAGTAACGACGAATACGCGCAACACCTGCGCACCAAGAATCTCCAAGAACTCTTTGGCCCAACCGTCTTCGAGAAGTACGTTTATCTCGACACGGGAGCGGACAAAGACGAAGAGTTGGAGTTCTACCGCGACACAGGATGCCTGTGGGTAGAAGACAAGGTAGAGAATGCCATCGCTGGTGCGAAGGTAGGTCTTGAGTCTGTAGTGATGCAACATGGTTACAACCAAGACTGTGACTTCCCGTTGATGCGTAACTGGAAGGATATATATGACTACGTCTTAGGACAGTAAGTTCCCGCTCAAGGTAGCATGTCGGGGGGTCTTTTGACCCCCCTTTTTTTATATAAATAACTAGGTCATTAACTACGAGATACACTCATGAGATTTGTCGGTTACAGTGAATATTATCATGATGCTGGATTCGCGATCATCAACGAAGATGGTACCGTCGAGTTCGCAACACACGGAGAACGTTACTCTAAAAAGAAAAACGACCCCCACCTACCAGAAGTGATCTGGGACATGGTCAAGGACAACGACCACCTATCATTCTACGAGGACCAAACCCTCAAGTTTGATATGCGTGGTGGCATCGGTGTCGAGGGAGACACTTCACATCTCAAGAATCGCCCAGATACTGCGGAAGAGACCTTCAATCGTCTCATCATTCCTAACGCGCAGACATTCGATGTCAACCACTTGCACCACGAGTCGCACTGTGCGGCCGCATTCTACACGCGTCCGTGGGACTCCAACGAAGATACCGTCTTGGTATCGATCGATGGTGTTGGTGAGTTACAGACAGCGACAATCATGGATCACAAATTCAATCTGATCAAAGAATGGCACTATCCGAAGTCTGTCGGTCTGGTCTACACGGTCGCGACTAAGTTACTAGGTCTGCGCCCACTCGAAGACGAATACGTCGTCATGGGACTGTCCGCATATCACGAGACGGACGAAACGTCCAACGAACTGACGCAGTGGTTGATCAACTGGTACGACAACCTAGAGGACATCGCACCAGAGATCGCGGAAGGTATCGCAGTCGGTATCGAGACATCGCCCCGTGAGATTGCTCGTAAGAAATGGAGGAGAGAATTCAAGACAAGAATCGATGCGTTAGAGGACAAGGTCGTCGCACGTGCGGTTCAGGACTTCGCGGACTATGCAATTATGGGTATAATGCGCGAGGCGTCTAAATACGGTAAGAAGTTGTGTTACTCTGGGGGGTGCGCACAGAACGTCGTAATCAACTCTCGTTTGTTTGAGTTATTCGACGAAGTGCACATTGCAGTATCACCAACGGACGCTGGTTCAGGTCTAGGTACTGCCGCACGTTCATGGGCAAAAGCAACAGGTAAGGATAAACTTATTTGGAGTCCATATGCGGGATATGATATTACCAATCCTATTGATCCCAGTGCTGTCGTTGACCATCTGCTTGAACATCGGTATTGTGGTATTGCTAATGGAAGGGCTGAGTTTGGGCCTCGCGCTCTTGGCAACCGATCTCTTATCGCTGATGTAAGATTCGACGTACAGGACACGGTCAATACGATCAAACGTCGTCAGAAGTACCGTCCATTCGCTCCTGCAATCCTAGAGGAATACGCAGAAGAATATTTCGACGGTCCAATGAACGAACACATGCAGTTCACTTCGTGGGCGAAGCATGACTATGCGCCTGTTACACACGTGGATGGTTCTGCGCGTGTACAGATTGTGCGCAAAGATTGCGAATCGGTGTTCCGTAAGGTCATCGAGGAGTACTACGATAGAACGGGAGTACCAATGCTCCTGAACACCTCTCTCAACATTCGAGGTCGTCCTATGGTTAATGACGAACTGGACGCCGAGATGTGGGAACAGAAGTATGAGGTGAAGGTGTTCTAGGCACCCGACCCCAACTTCGCTCGGGGTGCCTTCGGGCACCCCATTTTAATAACAATAAAGGTTAGGTATGGGACATCTAAAAGACATAGGTCTTAACTACTTCGAACACCTACACAGGGCATGGACGATCGCTTTCGTGTCTTTTGTGCACGGTCTATTCCCGTTTGTTTGGGAAGACAAGGCCAAGGAACTGATCAACGGCGACCCGAAAGACTTTAAGGCGAAGTGATGGAAGAAGAATTTATCTGTCCAGACGATCTGGTCTGCATTGACATAGAAACGTGGGAAATGATCGCAGAGGAATATGACCTTGCGATGGATATGACAGATGTTTCGAAAACAAGTGATGTACAGGCAATCGTGGACTTGTCATGGGAACTGTTGTTCCTTACTCCGTGGGAGTTGATCTACATAGGTCTGCCTATGAGTGTCCTCGCATTCTACGGATTGTCCATATACGCAGCCTACAGATGGATACAAAAGAGGTTTAGTTAAATGACAGAAGAAACGGTAGTAACACCAACACCAATCAAGAAGAAACTAGAGTTAGAGGTCGAGTTCGATACCACTCAGAAGGAAGTAGTCCCAAGTCGCTTCGATGCGTTACTTGAGTTCGCGGACGTAATTGACGCATACCGACTCTTCCCTCGTGCATTCATCGGCACATATCTGTATCTTCTTATCCAAACGACACAGTGGTTTATGACAATTCCAGAACCTAACGCATCACAAGCGGGACTGATCTCCGTAGTAGTTGGAGCAGGCGCAGCTTGGTTTGGTCTATATACCTCTACAGGATCAGCACGTAAAGTGAAGAGTATTAAGACGAACTAATGGCATCGGAACTTGTGACTTGGAGGGGGACGCCCGGAGTAGGTGATTTCATGTGGGCGTTGAACTCGTGTCACAAGTATGCCGCTGACCAAAACGTTTCTAAAATAAACCTAGAGTTTCACTGGGAACACGGTGAGGACTACCTACACCATTTCGAAGATCCAGAGACCATCGTCGAACGTTGCAACTACATCCACAACTTCTATCATGACAAGGACCGTGTAGAGATCCACCACATCTTCAACGCAGACGGTCGATACAAACACTGGAAGTTTGCGGACGACATCGTCACCGATCCCAACGGAGAGAAACGCATCGCTGCAAAAAGTCACGGTATGGAAAAGGCGCGATTCTGGTTTGAGAGCGGTTACTACAACGACGCGACCGGATCTACTGCCCCCGACAACGACTGGATTTTTCGTAAGGACGCGTTTAGAGAGATTGTTCAGAACCGTATAGTCATATGGAGGCCAACGTGGAATGCAGAGAAACCCCGCACGTGGAAACGTCAGTTTACTAACGAGGACTGGGAACGTCTGATCATGGACCTCAAGATGATGGGGTTCAACATCTATGAGTTAGGATACCGCACACCCGTGCGCGAGGCGATGGACTTAATTTCAACGTCGCGTATGGTGATCTGTTACGATGGTATATGGCACTATATCGCAAAGAACTTCGCACGGCCGATGGCGGTTGTGTCCGGTGAAGGTGTGACTAAATACCATACACCGAATGCGTTACGGATGAATCCAACCGTGTCGTATGATGAAAAGAACCCTTGGTGGTGGTTGTCCAATATGGGAGATCTGTTAGGACACACTAAGGATAAAGCAGTTCAATATGAAGACAGAATGAGACAATACTATGGAAATGACTAGAGAAACCTTTACGATCGACCGTGCGGTTATTGAGGTTGCTGGAGGATGTAACTATTCTTGCAGCATGTGTCCGCAAGACCTACGTGAGGGTGGTCGTCACAAAGGATTTCGTCGCATCATGAAACTCGATGAGTTCGAGGGATACGTTGCAGACTGTGCGAAGCACGGGCTCCGTGTTGTGAACCTTGACGGTTCTGGTGAGGCGACGATGGCAAAGAATCTACCTGAGTACATCAAGGTAGTGAAGAAGTATGGGGCGAAGTGCTTCATCTTCTCTAACGGATTCAAGATGGAAGGTCAGTACATGCGAGATTGTGTCGACGCGGGATTGGACTTCTACCGATTTTCATTCATTGGGTCAGACGAACAAGACTACACCAAATGGATGTACAACGCTGTAGGTGGGCACTACGCGCAAATCAAGCGCAACATTCAGGAAATGGTTTCCTATGTTAATGAGACAGGCGCGGACTGCGTAGTGTCTACCTATCACCTTATCACCGACAACGACAACATCGATAACGAACTCGATAAATACAAGTCACTGGTAGATGAGTTGGGTGTCAAGACAGAGATCTGGAAGATGCACAACTGGTCAGGGGCATATGAGATCGGTGATAACGCAAGAATAGGTAAGGTGAAGAGTTGTGGACGACCATTTAGTCCAGATGTTGTTATACGTGCTGGGGGTCTTGACGGTAAACACGGTGCTGTACACCCTTGTTGTCAGGTACTGGGACGTGATGAGGAAGCGGTCCTTGGACACTGTCAAGACGACACTATTGAAGACATCTTCTTCGGTGAGGAGTACGAGAAACTCCGTCAACAACACCGAACAGGTGAATACCCAGGCTTCTGCAAAGACTGCGACTTCCTAGTCGACGACCCAGAGGTTCTGGTATACACCAACCACGAACGTGACCTCATGAAGATGCACGGGACAAACTTTACCCTCAACGACTACAGGGACAACACTTGAGGATACTGTTATTCGCATTGACGGATACCTATGATACTGTTGTACCCGCGTTAGAGGAGAAAGGACACACCGTCAAGTTGATCAACCAATACAGTTGTATGGGCATCAACATCTATTACGGTTGTCCAAAGGCGGTTGCGTGGTCGATCGAAGAGATACGTAAGTTTTCACCCGATGTCGTGGTGAACAACATGCCACCTCTTATGTTGCCCCTGTCCGACGACTACACTTATTTTGGAAACACGCGTGAGAGCGCCAGACTAGAACTGTGTAAGTGGGAGACGCGACAGAAGGCTTGGGAGTTCGGATTCGAACTACCCGAAGTGGTCGCTGAGTGCAACCTACACGAGATGCCTAGGTTCCCATACACGACGTTCCTCAAGTCGAAAGGAAATGACACTTGGTGTCAGGCGTGGAAAGTAACGCCAGAGACAGACATTGAAAAACAGAACAAGGTCTTCTCGACGGAACCTAACTGTCCCGCCTACGTGGAAAAGGCAATCGAGTTCGAGGTAGAAGGATACTGTCAGTTCATGATCTCCGATGATGGGTACTCCATCAGCGACATGAAGGCGACCCACGGAGACGTTTCCGCATACAAGGAACTGGACGGTTCCACAGATTGGAGAGAGGTCACGTATTTGACTGACCTCACTCAAGAACAGTACGACGCATTCAGACCACTGTGTGATGCATGGCTAGAATACGTCGCAACCCTTGGTGGTAACTATGAGGGAAATATCGGAGTTGGTATCACCAAGAATCTGGAGGTCTATTGGTTTGAACAGAACTCCAGATTGAGTATGTACACACAGTTCCAAGGAGACGCGGACTGTTGGTTAAAATCTTTCACCACTCGCACCGACGACAAGTTTTGGGACTTGGGTGCTCTAAACAACTACAAGGAGAACAACAATGTGGGGAATGACTAAGGTAGCGGCATACGTCGCAACAGCGCAGGCGTGGGTTAAGGAACGCCTAGGGGAACGCACCACGTGGGACGGAACGGTAATCGTCGCGGTCTGTGGTAGTTACATCCTGTTTGAATCTCTCATCGGTATGGTTGCATACGCAGGTGTCCTATATGGACTCTGGACCATCTGGAAAGAAGAACAGAAATAATACTCAGAAACCGGACTTCGCGTCCGGTTTTTTTATAAATAATATGACTTGGAAGTGATCTCTGGCCAGATATATGCACTCCAAGTCCATTAGAATTCTAACGAGGAAAAAACTACAATGGAAAATCCAGCATCTAAAGTAAGTATGCGTTCAATGCACGATCACTGGATGGTCGGCGCGCCTTCTTCAGGCAACACTTACTTCCAAAACCTATATGGCATGTACGTTCGTAACTGTCACGGTGTTGAAACCGGATCTAACCTAGAAATCGCAAAACACGCGTACTACGTTAACCAGAAGCCAGTATGTGCAACATCACTGGGCTGCACTCCAGACACAGACTTTATGTCTGGTGATCAAATGTTAGAAGACCTATCTTCGGGTCAACTATCAACGTCTCAGATCTTCAAAGTCACACGTGACTGGAAAGACGTAATGGTAAGTAACTGGAAAACATACTCACCAGATCAGTCATTCACTGAGTTCGCAGAAGGTCCAATGGGTTTCTCTATGTTATCAGATTTCGTAGAAACTTCAAACAGCGTAGTCGCTGTGAAAGAATGGTCATACGAAGACGCAGTCGCAAATCCACACCAGTTCATGGCAGAGTTAGTACACGCACTACTACCACGCGAAGACAACGCAAATCGAGATGATTTCGGTACACCAAAGGCTGAAATCGAACAGGACATGATCGATGTCGTCGTCCAAGATTCGGGTATCCGTCGTTGCCGTGAAGGTACAGGCGAAGACCTAATGGAACGCGTCGGTATTTGGAAGGAGTGGTTAACTCCAGAAGAAGCGGAACTAGTCAACGAGTGGGAAGCACAACAGTAACCACTTATTGATATGATAGATAAAGACGGGATGGGAAACCTACCCGTCTTTTTTTTGGTCTAGGAAATGTTACTAGTGAAATACAAGAAGTGTTACTTGACAGGATGCGACTCTAATACGGAGTGGCAGTTGTCTTGGTTCCTAGAGAACTGGCAGTGGCACTCTGGTGTTCCGATACTAATCGCAGACTTCGGTATGTCAGAAGAAATGTTAGGACATTTGCGGGAACACCCCACCTACATGAAACGGATGCAGATTTTCACATTTGACTCTCCGGTCACGGGGTGGTTCAAGAAACCTCGTGCGATCTGGGCCGCGACAAGAATGTCATCACGCGTGTGTTGGTTAGACACCGACTGTCAGATCGACGGTAAGATCGATACCATCTGGGACCACTTCCAACCCGATGTCTTGAACATGGTCAAGGATCGTCCTTGGACCAAACGCAGACCGGAGAACGGAGACTGGTATAACTCGGGGGTGGTGATGACCGACCGCAACGAGATCTTGCGTCGATGGATGGAGAAGACAGAATCGGATCCAGATCAAGGGGACCAAGAGGTTCTCCATTATATGCTTACCCCGATAGAAAAAGTAGGCAAGATAAATCCCCTTCCGCATAAATATAATACACTAAGGATTGACTATATAGATAATGTAGCAGTACCGAATCCCATTGTGATTCACCACACGGGTCGCAAGGGAAATGAAAAAATCAGAGAAATGATGAGGAGTACGTATGCTTAGTGGTTTGATAGGGTCAATATTAGGGTTCGGTAGTTCCGTCGTACCTGCGATTACAGAACACTATAAGACCAAAAAGAGTATGGAATTTGAACTCAAGAAAATGGAGAAGATGGCGGAGCTCACCGCAAAAGGGTATGAGCACGAACTTCGACGTTTTGCTGAGATGGGTCTTCACGAAGAACAGAAGGCTCTACTAGAACACGACACGGCGATTTCTAAGGGGACTGGGTTTATGTCTGCACTGCAAAAGTCAGTGCGTCCGGTCATCACTTATGCTTTCTTCGGTCTATTTGCAGCAATCGAAATTGCATTGTTGCAAGAAACCCTCAGTAACGGGACACCGTTGGCAGAGGCGTTAAACACATTATGGGACGATGATACAAAGGCGATCTTTGCCGCGATCATCTCGTTTTGGTTCGGGTCACGAGCGGTCGAAAAGGCACGTTCGCAAATTTAACAAGGATATATTATGAAAACCCTACGCAATCGTATGATTGATGCGACTATCGATCATATGAAAGGTAAGATCGCCCTACACAAAGCAAACGTGGAGGTCTATCTACAAAATCCGGCGGGTATCGGTGAACATTCAGACGTAATGGAGGCTCTGGAACAAGAGTTGAAGCAGGTCGCCGAATACCAAGACATCTTGGAGGTTGCCTACACGATTGTTCCTGATTCGGAATAAATGTATGAGTATCGTGCGACTATTCGCAGATGGGTTGATGGTGATACTGTTGATCTTGATATCGATCTTGGGTTTGGTATCGTATACGCTAATCAAAGGGTTCGCCTCTTTGGTATCGACGCGTTCGAGTCCAGAACAAGAGATCTGCAAGAAAAGCAGAAGGGTCTGGCCGCGAAAGACTTTGTCAACCGTATGGCTCCCGTCGGCACTCAAGTAATCCTTCGATCCAAAAAGGACGACAAGGGAAAATACGGCCGTATACTAGGTGAGATCTTTATAGATACACTCAAGGGTCAACAAAATCTGAATACCTTACTCACTATCGAAGGACACGCAGTCAGGTATGAATATTAAAATAATTGGTACGGTAGTCTTGGCGTCTCTATTGGTTTCGTGCGAACCAAGTCAGTCACCACTCAACAAGACACACGATATCACGGGGGAATATGTCGACATTCGAGTGCAGACATTTTCATCACAACGTCAACTTAACAAGTTTCTAAAACGAAAGGATGGCGAAGAGGTAGAAGGTCTTGCTCAGTGGGCACATCCAAAGGGTGACCTAACTAAGGTCAAAAGGTGTGACATATACGTCGTCGAACCGAATGGTTCTCGCGACTATGGTCAAATGGAAACATGGGGACACGAGTTGATGCACTGCATCTACGGATCGTATCACCCAGAAGGTCAGAGATAATGAAGGTCAATTTAATCGGTAACGGCGACAACGCGGGTCTTTTCGAAAGACGTGAGGACGGGACATTCCCTACGGGGACAAATGTCGTCTGTAACATGCCACCAATAGATATGTTGCCGATGGAAGTCTATGCGTCAGTTATGGTCGACTTCAAGATGATGATCGCACTGGATGAAGGTAAACTTGACTTGGGCAAGTATGACTGGATCCTTGGTAACAGACCTCGCCGATGGATGGAACAAAAACCATCATTCTACTTAAAATACGCACAGAACGTTCGAGGGTTCCACACCTACGTTCCTAAGTATGCGCAACTGCCAGGACACAAACTGGAAGAGGCGGCGACCAACTATTCGTGTGGTCACGTCGCAGCAGATTATGTGTGTAGAATCATGAAGGCGACCGAAGTTCACATGTACGGGTTCGACTCAATGTTCGATATGAACCTCGCCAGTTACACCGACAATTTCTTAGTAAGTGATCGTAGTGCATTGAACGTGCATCGCATGGCATCAAACTGGAGACCAATTTGGACCAAGTTCTTTATGGAATTTAAGGACACCAAATTTGTCATTCATCACTCACACGCAGACATCAAAATGATTCTGCCAGAAAACGTCACGGTAGAGGTCGGGAAACTCGATGGAGAAGAAGGTTAAGTACGTCTTAGATTTTATCAAGTACACAGGGGTAGACATCAAACACTGTTGGGAAGACTATCCTAATGTAATCATATGGTGTGGTGTCGCTGGACTCATACTATACTTCATATAAAGAAAAGGGGACACGAAGTCCCCTTTTTTTGGCTTTTTACTTGTCGGGTAAGTTTTAGAAGATTTTGACCATACCTTTCATGATCATCTCTTCCTCTGGGCGGCCGCCCTGAGATTGAACATCACCATCCCAAATAGATCTTACCGCAAATGCTTCCTCAACGCCTGTTGAAGAGTCTTGCTCTTCACCGTTGATCCAACGCTTAGTCGATGGAGCACCATACCAAATATCAATGATGTCGAAGTCCTCTGTACAGTAAGGCGCGAACGTCTCACGTACTTGGTCTTCTTCAAATCCTGTTTCTGGATGTGCCATTGGTACACCCATGAATACTACTGCATCGAACTTCTCTGAAGTCGAACCGTTCATTTCCCATGAACCCATGCCGTGTTGATACTGAGACGAACATGGCATCATTTCTTCTGACAGTCCCATCTCTGGGTAGACTGCACCGTGAATTGCACCTTGATGTGAAGATGATGGTGGCACTGCTACTGTCATGCTTGCATCGTACTTCGCCCACTTCCACCATGCTGGTACGAACTGTGCGACGACGTTTAGGTCTGGGAATGTGTGCATACCAGTTCGTTCTGGTGGCATCACGTCGATCATACGACCAGCGTATTGATCCAGCATCCAGTGTGACTGAGATGCTTGGTGATGACCTACGAAAAGGATGTTTGAGTAACCGCGAGACGCGATCATGTTACAGAACATTGGTGCACGGTTTAGGCCCTCTTCTACTACGTTGACATATTCATCTGCCCAACGTACATAAGTGCCCTCTGACTGTGTCCACGACTTAACTGCGCCGTTGACTTCACGTGCGAGTACTTCTTTCTCACCGCCGAATACAGTCTGTTCTAACCCAGGCTTACGAACAATGGTTTCTAGTTTTGTGTTAAAAAACATTGGTTAGTTTCCCTTGTAAATGTTTTGAATGTGTGTTTCAAATTTTTCGATCTTCTCAACACGATCCGGCCATAGGATGTATTCCTTATCGGGAGACATCTTCAAGTTTGCTAGCAAGGGCTGTATCGCATTATACAAAAGATCTAAGCGCGCTTGGTATTCATCGACCGAAGACTCGACAGACTCTAATCTCTGCGCAGATTCGAGTTCTGATTCGTCGACTAGGGTGAAACCAAAGTCAAAAAGTTCATTATCCATACGGTATATTTATACAAAAAAAGTGTTGACAGGTCCAGTTTTCGGTGGTAAAATATCTCTATCCAATGGGGGAGAGTAAATACCACAATTATGAACATATTTATACTGAACGAAGATCCTGAGATCGCCGCCCAAGAGCAGTGCAACAAGCATATACCAAAGATGGTGGTCGAGTCGGGTCAGATGTTGTCGACTGCGCACCGAATGCTCGATGGTGAATTATCCCACAAACCATCCAAGTCAGGCAAGAGAATGGTGAAGTACTATGACCACCCGACCCTTGAAGACCAACTCTACAAGGCGGTTCACCACGGACACCCTTGCACCGTCTGGACGATGGAATCCGTCTGCAACTACATGTGGCATTATCTTCACTTCGTCGCGCTCTGTGATGAGTATATGTATCGCTACGGTAAACGTCACTTGACAGACACACTCCTACGTGATATATTACGCACTCCACCGGCAAACATCCCGCAGGTCGAACGCACTCCGTTCAAACTTGCAATGGGGTCCAATCCGGAGTGTATGATGGATGATCCTGTAGAGTCGTACCGCGCGTTCTACCAGACCAAACAGGATCGATTTACTATGGTGTGGACCAAGCGTCCAGTACCAGAGTGGTTTGAGGTAAAGAGTGAAAGAACAAGTGCTTAAGATCATCAAGGAAGAGATCAACGAGAAGATGGAACAGATCCGGAATCTGCCCGTTGACAACAAGACACCCAACACCAAGTTGCACTTCCTTACCGCAGAGTTGGGTGCAATGCAACAGATACTGCGTCGAA